GATTGATTGACTATTTTGATTACGACGCGATTGTCATTTTGTTGTAGGATAGTCGGTCCTGTAACTGTATCTGCCATTGTTTCCCTCCTTAATCAAGAAACGTGGGGCCGAAGCCCCACTAATTATTTATTTTACTCGTATACGTTTCTGCTCATGCAAATGTAATGAGTATTTAATGCTTCAGCCGCACCTGCGTTTGCTTCAATTCCGTTGTAAGGAATAAAGTCAACATCATCAGTTAATGCTCCTGATTTAGTTGCTGCTGTGCCCGGCTGTACAGATGTTACCGCTGTTCCTCCAGTAGAACCAGAAGTGCTTGTAATATTGTACTGTATACCATTTACAAAAATGGTAGCTTTTCTATCACTGTCTATTTCAATTTTTAAGTGATATGGTGTGTTTGCTGCCACAGTAATTGGTAATTGACTGATATAATCAGTGTTAGCAATACTATGAACAAAATGCAATTTTGTAAAGTCACTCATTGATTGACCAGAATTATCTGCATCAGTTAAAAAAGTAAAGTATGCTTGGTTAGCATCAGTTGCAACTTCTGGTACATTAGTTAATTTTAGTCCAGCCCAAACACATTGGTTATCAATTGCTGGTAGCATAATTGATGTTTCCCAGTGTACTTCGTTTTCTGTTCCCCATAAGCATCCTGCCCACGCTGTTGCGGCAGTATCTAAGTGAGGTGTAATAATTGCTTGGTCTTGATCTGCACCAGCAGTTGTAGCTAAAACTCCTGCTGAAGTTGTAGCAAATGTACATAATGCAGTAGTCATATTAGTTCCAAGTGCTTCCCAGTTTCTATTCAAAGCTCTTTGAACTTCAACTGTTGATACTTGGTCAATATTTGCATTTAGACCGGGTCTTTGTAAAAACCATTCGTCTAAATAGAATCTTCTAGCGTCTTTAGCTGTTGTACCTAAAGTTCTATCGCTGTCTA